GAGCTTTTCCATATAGCGTGGCTGATGAACGGCGTAAAGGCGTTACCGGCGTGAGACAGCGCGTGTGTGCGCGTGGCTAAACGCTAATCCAAGAGGGATAAAGCAAGAACCCTACACCCATAGTCCAGCGTATGTGGCTTGCTGCCACCGCGCCAACCGCCGTTATGCGTTCTAGCTATCAAGATCACGTTGTCCGGCGTTAGGTTTTCCCATATAGCGTCGCCTAAATAGCGCCTCATGTAAGCTTCTATAACTTTCTCAGCGTATAGGGGCGAAGTAACGTCTGCATATAAGCCACCAATGCTGGGATTCTGCTGTAAAGCGTCTGTCCAGTAGGCGTTTCCTATCTGGTATCTGCCTATGCTCGCGCCGTTATCGCCTACAGCGGAGTCGTTTGCGTTGGATTCTACTAACGCGATCGCCCTAAACAAGCCGTCATGCGATAAAGACCGCCCACTAGGACGGTTTATTGATATTGTCTCCTTGTCCGCCCTACTAGAGAACGAAGATTCCGCACAAGACACCGATAGCAAACCAAATGATATTGCCAACGTGCTTTGCGCCAAAGTTTTTAATGTAATCCTTAAACATAGACAGCAGTTTAGGGCGGTTTTAGCCTTTGTCAATAACATAAAGAGCGAGCCTAACCCAGCAAGTGAAATTGTGAAACCGATGCCCATACTAAGAGCTTTCTATTGGTATTGATTGACTCATCTACTCTCCATCGGTCAAGTAATGCTATGCGTATTTAAGGGCTAAACTCTGTGGGGTCGCCGAGGCAACCTAATTACTAACTAACCTCCCTTTTATCAGCCCAGCGTCTACTGCCGATCGTATAGCCTCGACATTATTCTGACCATAAGCGACCAGGCAGCTAGGCGCATTAGCGTCTTTTTTGGATTCCTCCCCATCAACGTTGTAGAACTTTAACCGCCCCTTGAAGAAGAACACAGCGTCAGCGCGACCCCATACTTGAGCGTGAAAACCCGCAGTCTCTGTTCTGGAGAAGATCAGCGTGACGCCATTGCCATGATCGGCCAGCCGTTTAATCCACTTAAAAGTATCTCTACCATAAGGTGGGTTACACCAAACACGACCCTCCCAATGCTGCGCAAGCCCATTATCTAAAATATTATACCCTTTTTTAGCGTGGATAAACGGTGGGTTTATAGGCTGGCAAGGGTCTAGGTCAAACTCCCCTAAAGCCTTTGAGATGTAAGGCGGTGTAAGCCACTCGTCCTTATTCTCGATGTTCGTATTAAAGTTTTTCTCCATACCGTAATCATACTACGGCGCGTTGTCTTTTACCACCTCTTCTGGCTCTTGCATTAACCACTCAACAAAGTGTCGGTTCTCCAACAATAGGCAGAACAAAGCTTGCGACATGGAGTAAACATCCTTGTGCTTTACGTTGTCTAAGCCGAGGTAATCTTGAAACACATGGAGTATTTCGTGGAGCAAAGTAACACGTTGATGAAGATGTGATGAAAGCTTGTCCAGCTCTATTAAAGAATTATAAGAATCGTATTGTCCGAACACTTGGTCATCTGCATCTTCTGTAAACTCAACGAGATTGACCTCTATAGGAAGTCCTAATATGCGAAGCATGAATAGAAGTTCTCCTCTGTTGGTCATACCAATATTTAAGCACCGCTTTCAGCCAAGTCAATAACAAAGAATGTGGATAACTGTTATAGTAATCGCCGATTATATATCTATAGTAGTAGTAACCACTTATGAAAACCCTAGTCGTACCAGATGTCCATGTGCCTTTCCAATGCAAGGAGGCCGAAAGAATGTTGCACAAGCTGATAAAGGAACACAAGCCAGAGAAGATAGTATTTCTAGGAGATGTTGCTGACATCCACGCTCTGACGACCCACCCTAAGATTACGCATTGGCGCGATCGGCTGGAAGACGAGCTGTATCAGACGCACGAATATCTAGCTAAGGTTAGAAAGACTGCTGGCGACAAGACGAAGATTACCTACCTTAGAGGAAACCACGAATTTAGGTGGGAACGGATGGTGGACAAGTGCTTACCGCACATGAGCGTTACTAGAGGATTGCTGCCACACTTCTTGGGCTTAAAGGATCTAGGCATCAAGTGGGTCGAGGATGCTGGGCGAACACCAGTCCGGACAACAACAGGCAGAGGCAAGGTACGCTTCCTTCATGGACACGAGGTTAAAGGAGGTTCAGCCTTCCCAGCTAGACACGCTCTTAAATGTGGCAAGGTGCTAGGGGAGTCAGTCCACATAGGACATACGCATAGGTTCGGAGTCATGGGGTTTACCATTCCGCAGCAAGGGGAGTTCTTTGCTATAGAAGGTGGCTTTGTCGCTGATAAATCGTCTGAGGGGATGCAGTACGCTTATCCGCAAACCGATTGGCTTCGAGCTTATTCTATCTATGATGACAAAGACAAGTCATCTCCACTGCCTAACTTCTACTGGGTATGAGCGCACCTAAACGCATGGAAGATTTGAAGTGTAAAAGCTGGTCGCCCTTAACCGAGGACGAGCTTACTAACCTAAACCCTATGGGGCTGAAAGGCGGCGATGTTGAAGTAGATAGATACTTACTCGCCAAGCTACTGAGTGAGCGCGACCGCCTTCATTGCGTACTAGAGGCAAGCCTTTGGCTGATAGAAGAGTTCATACAGGCTGGCTTCATTGAGGCGGATCATTGCGTCGAAGAAGAACCAGACCAGCTAGAGCGTTCTATCTTCGCTCTGCGCAACGCCATCAAAAGCTGCCGTAAATAAAATAACGACTACCAGAGCATTTACTTGCATGGGTAGCCGTTAAGTAAGACAATGGCCAAGGCGAAGGATATGAGGAAAATAAATGAATTAAAACCCCTTCTCACTCCACGACCGTTAGGAGTTCAGCCCCACCGTCTTGCTGGTATTGTAGTGTTGCCGACTTAACAGCAACACCTTCTTATACCTTTTATTTTAGTGCTGATACAGAGACTTCGTAAAGTTTGCCACCTCGTCGCCACCGTAATCTCTGATGACATACTTGTGGAACGGGTACAGCTTCTCTAACGTGCGCCCCAAGTCCACCATCGCGTAGCAGTCGTAGCCACCTAAGTAGTCCACCTGTTCCGACATGCCCAACAGATCGCTACAAGCGTCTACCCAGTAATGGATATTATCCTCTTCATGCTCGGCGTGATAAGTTATGACACAAAGTGGCTTACCAAAAAGTATCCTGTGTATTAGTGATTTTATGTATCTCATTGTTTCCCCATTGTGTTGCGATTGCTTTAGCTATCCCTGTAAAAGTCGCGCTCCTTACCTTCTGCCTTTCAGCCGGAGGTAGTGCTAAAGCCTCGGCATACCATCTAGGCATCTTAGCCCCACTCTTGTAAATTATCATCTCGCCCTTGCTTACAATTTCTGTGTGTTCTAGGTGCGGTAATCCCTTTAGCCATAAGCAAGTGGTTTTCTGAGCTTCATGCCCAAACTGCCAAGGCTGAATTATTTGGTCTGGTTTTCTTATCTGCGAAGAAATAACGCTTACAGGATTCTCAATAGCTATCTTAGGAATCGGCGCGTCCATCAATGCTTGCACGAAGTCCAACGCCTCACGCTGATACTGTCTCCGGTTAGGGTGCATCGGGTGCGGCCTTCTCTCGCTAGTAGGCAAATGCTTATCATCTGTGTGATACATCCACCGCGCTCCGCTAACTGATAAGTAAGTGCAAGGTGGATGAGCAATCATCATATCCCACTCCCAACCTATCTCTCTGATACGGTGTCCATCATACTCGTATTCGTTCTCGTCAGAGTAAACATCTAGCTTCAAAGCAAAGTTGTCGTTTATCGTAACCTCGTTACTATCGAACCAACCAGCAGCAACTTTCAACGCATCATCTTGGAAGTGCCACTCTGGGTGTCCTCCGCTACAAGGCTGTAGGTCGCAACTGTAAGCTTCATGCCCAAGTTCTCGGAACGCCTTAGTAATGGCTTGACTTTCTTCACACGCTACTAGCACTCTCATCGTGCTAACCTTGCTTTACCTTTAGGCGTGATCTTAACGTGCCAAACATCGTCGTAAGGTATGGTAATGATGTAGCCGTTGTTCATTAGTGAGGCGTGTTCAACGCGACTGACCTTGCGCCACCACTTCTCTACAGTCATGGGAGCTAGTAGCAACCAGTCCATCTCCATTAGAGACTTGCTTGAGTTGTAGATTTCTTTCATCTATTTAACCCCCTCAGCTCGCTCTTCCGGAGACTTGTCAGCGTCGTAAGTATCCATCCAAGCTTGGGTAATCTTAGATGCCTCATCAAAGCTAATGCCGTAGCACTCGACTAGCATCCGAGGCGCACCCATAGGATTGCTGTGTGTTCGATAGCCGTCTATCATAGAGAAGTATTCAGCAAGGGTTTCTGTGGTAATGTTTGTGCGGTTCTTAATGGTCATTGCTTCCGCCCCCACTCAGCTATATGACAGGCATCGGCGAACCCATCGGAAGTCCTCTTCGGGCTTTCGTAGACGGTCAATGTTCCATGACGCATCTGCGCTAAACGTATAGAGCGTTCCTTGCTCCAGTTCTCATCGCTTTCTTCTATCAGCGCCCCAAACAAACCTCTCTGCCAAGTCTTAGGCGCTACCGTTGTGAACAAACCATCGCTGGCATCCAACCATAGCGTACACAAGGCTTGAAGCCTTCCGCTGTTGTAGCCAGAAGTGTAAGCCGAAGTTACACCCATTCCATAACTCGGAGACTCTTCCACCACGATACGCTCGATGTCTGTGAAGCATTGAAGCCATTTGTCTAAGGCTAATACGTCAAGCGCCGATCGCGTCTTGTCTAACCGATAGCAAGGCACTTCTTTAATGTGAGGCAAGGCAATCATTCCCAACACCTCGCCGTACTCATCAAGAGCAACAGCAGCACCATTGATGCCTGTGTCTATTCCTATGTAGCAGCTAGTCAAGCTCAACCTCTTCAGCTAGTGGGTCAAGATTCTGCCGTGCTGCCTCTATCGCAGCTTCCGCTTCGTCGAGGTGCTTGCGAGCCAAACGATAGGTTAAGTATGCTTGCTCAAAATAAGCCTCGGCTTCCTCGAAACCTTTGATAGCCTCTTCTAGTTCTTTAACTGGGGCAGTCATTACAGAAACCTCAACGTAGTCTTGGTTATCAGCGCAGCACCAGCGATCTCTTTGCCTTCTTGCAACGCCTTCTTAATAGCCTTCTTGTCTGGGGCTTTAGTTACCTTGACGCGAACAAACTCGTCAGCCAACAGTTCTTCTGCGCCTTCGACTAGCTCTACAGACGGTGGGCATTTAGCGACCTTGACCTTCCACTCCGGACATTCAATCTCAAAGATTTTATTGTCTATCATGTTGGCCAGTAGGTATTCCCTCATACGCTCTTTAGCATTCTCTAAAGACTTGCGACGTTTGACCATGCGCTTCTCCGCTTCCTTTAGTTGCTCTATCTCAGACTCTTGGTTCAAGATGAACGCAGTAACATTATGAGATTTCTGAACGATTGTCAGCTTGAAAGACTCAATCGTATCAGTAGCTTCATCAAGCGGTATCGTGCCGTCTTCAAGGAGATTCTTTAATGCCTCAAAGTCGCGTGTCATTTCATATAAGGATTTACCCATTAGTCAATACTCCATGCGTCTTGCTTAGCTGCTTCTGTAACGCGCTTGCGTTCTTGGATCGTGTCCTTTGTCCATTGTAGAAAGTAAGCTGCCATGAAAAAGATACCTACCCAAGATAGGATACCTATAAAAATTAGTGAGCCGACTACGGCTATGTGTTCAAGTAGTTCCATTTTTAGTCCTCCGACTGAATTAAGATTTTGATAGTGCGGTGCTTAGATCCATCCCTATGAATGACCCCCTTGCGCTCAAGCGTTTGTAGGCATGAGTATATTGCTGGCTGTGTAACCCCTAGCACTTTAGATAGCTCTCGCTGGCTAGGGTTCTGTCGCAATGTCTGAAAACCCTCGATGGCTCTCAGAAGCTTCTGTTGTGATTTAGTTAGTTTCATGCTCTTTCCCAGACTGTTTGCTTGCGCCCATGCGTCGAAGCGTGGCGACTCTTGATTCTTTTGCCTGTCTCTCGTATCAGCCCCCTGTTGCTTGCCTTACGGAACTGTGCGCCAAGCGCGTTAGGGTGGATAGCGTCAAGGACGGTAGGGCAGTTGGCAAGAAGGCGATCGCGTAAGTCGTCAGCAGTAAAGCCGAAGGGCTGTAGTAAGTAGCACATCTTTAGCTCTTGCCACACCTCCGCTTTAGCACCGTCTGGCGTGTACTCAAGCACCCTAGCGCAACCTATTCCAGCCAGCATATCGCCTAGCTGTGCGCCGTCCATCTTGTCAGCGTGTCCACTATCAACCATGTGGCTCATAGTGCCGGCCAAGCAAGGGCAACACTCACGATGTGCGCTGTCAGCGTCATGCGTTTCTATTGTGTATCCGTCGCCATGACAGATGAGGCAGATTTCTTCAAGTCTTGTAGTCATTTTTTTGTTCTCCTGTAGTTTGGCAGAATTGCCATGTTAGTAGTATCGTCTATCTTTTATAAGGTTCAACAATAATCTTATATTTATTTAGAATAACAGGGGCTTCCGTCGCAAATCATCCACAAAAAGAACGAAAACCCCCATTAAACACTAAAACCTAAAAGGGGATGTCGTCTGGTGTAAACGTCGGAGTTGGCTTTACATGGGGCGCTACACCTTGTCCAGCTACAGGCTGTGGCTCAAGCTGCGGCTGTTGGTCGTGGCGTAGGATTTGTTCTAGCTGAACTCCACCGTTGCCATTTGGTACGCTGATTTCAACCGATCCGTTCTGCTCTAAAGAGTCCAGAGTCTCACGAACAATCTTGTAAATCTTGAAAGCGAACTTAGCCTTGCTCTTAGTCTCGCCACCAAAGGTGTTTACATCGAATACAATCTGGTTGAAGCCACCGTACTTAGCTGACGGAAACCATGTAGCCCCATCATCCTTCTGGAACAGCCCACCGTTGTCTATCAGCTTCAATTCCCACTTAGAACGGTCTTGCCTAGTCAGTTCGCATAAGCGACCCATCTGATTAGCCCAATCTTGCGGTAGTTTCTCCGCATTCGTGAACCACCCTACCGTGCCTTCCGGTGGAACATTCATAGCTTCGCCCCCGACATAAGCTTGCCCACTAGGGCTAACCGTCTGAGCTACAGCCTGTTGAGGCGCACTACCCGTAGTGATAGCTGCTTGGCCATGTTGCTTATACTCAGCCGTCAGCTCGTCTACGCCGTAAATGCCTTGTGATGGTGCAGTTAGGGCGATTACGCCACGAACTATGAGACGCTTGAATGCCATCTCTGGGCTGTGGGTGCGCTCTGGATTTTGATTCTTCCCGTCCCAACGACAGCTTCCTATCTCATGGACGGTGTTTCCGGCCTTATCTGTGAAGGTGGCTGTGAAGGCGATTGACACATCTGTTACGATCGGCTGTGGCATTGTGAAGGTAATACCCTCTGCTGCCTTTATCTTCTCCGCCCCTTTCTTCGATAAACACATTGTTGAATGTAGCTTATAGTAGTCGTTTGTTTTGCCTTCGCTAAGACCATATTTGGTAGCTAAGACTTGTATTGCGTTTTCTGCGCTCATTATTTTACTCCGTTAGAGATTTCTTTGTGAACCACCGACACTCGCCGATAGCGTGAGGGTATAGCTTAGTAGAGCGAATATAACCTTGTCAAGAAATATTATCAAAATAATACTTATAAGTTTATCCTTGACATCGTTTTCACGCATACTAAGATAACGCTTACAGCGGTTGTAAGAACACAATAATTTGCTTTTCTAAAAACGCTTCTAAATTAACAGCTTTCTAAATACGCTTCTATAAGTTAATACATGGAACACGAAGAAGATAAGACACCAGTTATAAGTAAGGCTTTATTGACCTACTTAGAAAAGGTTATCCCTTCTGTAGATCATAAGCCTATAGATGCTTTGTCAGACATTATGTTTAATGCTGGTAAACGAGAAGTAGTGAACTTTCTTAAACAATTACATTTAACACAGAAGAGGTAACATTATGGCTCCACCAGTAGCAGCATGGATTATAGCAAATCAAGCATTATTAACAGGCGCAGGCGCAATAGCTGGACTAGAAGGTGTCCGAAAGTCGTCGGTCGCTGGCTCTATGCAACGCAGTGCCCAAGAAGCAACAGCGAAAAAAGCAGACCAAAGGTCTAAGCAACAAGCTACGACTTCGATAAAGATTCGTCAATCACAGCAGAGGAAGGAGGGTCTTGCTCAAGAGAAGGCTGTTATCGCTAAACCTTTCGCCTCAAAGTCGTTGAAGGAGAAGTATACGATTGGTGGTGGTGGCTCTGGTTCTGGTACTAACTACTAGAGCGTATGGGCAAGAAGCGTTACAACCAGCTTAAAGATGAACGCGAAAGCTTTCTTCTTCGTGCTAGGCGTTGCTCTGAGCTAACGCTTCCGTTAGTCGTTAGGGATCAATACAACAACAAAGACACAGGCGACATTTCCTTTGCCAGCCCTTGGAGTTCACTTGGCGCTCGTGGCGTTAATAATCTCAGCTCAAACTTGATGCTGTCGTTGTTCCCCACCAACTTAAAGTTCTTTAGGCTGTTGGTAAGCGATAATGCTTTCGAGGAATACGGCGACCAAGCAGAGCAAGTTAAAACAGAAGTAGATGCTTCTTTGGCTACAATCGAGCAGACAGTCTTTGAGGAAATCGAGGAGATGAATCTTCGTCCTGTTATCTTCGAGGCTCTAAAGAACCTCATCATTGCTGGCAACTCATTACTCTACGTTCAGCCAGACGGTAACATCCGTAACTATGCACTAGAGGACTATGTATGCCACCGCGACATTGAAGGCACTTTGACTAGCATTGTTGTTCGTGAGCAGATATCTAAGACTGTAGCGGAGAACCTCGGCATTGACACCGACTTGCCTAGCGACGACGGCTTTAAGGATAACGATAAGAACATCGACATCTATACTTGCGTTGAGCTAACAGACAAGAACGAATACTACATCTACCAAGAAGTTAATGGCAAGGTAATCAAGGACACAGAAGAGTACGTTCCTTTGGACAAGCTACCCTTCTTGGCACTACGCATGAGTAAGGTTACAGGCGAAAGCTATGGGCGCTCATACGTTGAAGGACTCTACGGAGACTTGCGATCGCTCGAAGGATTGACTAAAGCTATGGTTGAGGCAGCAGCAATCTCAGCGAAGATTGTGTTCATGGTAAATCCAGCCTCTACGACTAGAGCGCGTTCTATTGCACAAGCAGAGAATGGCGATGTCATCAACGGCAATGCGTCAGACGTTACTACGCTACAAGCGAACAAGGGCGCAGATATGAATGTCGCCTTCCAAGCAGCTCAGAACATTGAGCAACGCTTGGCTTTTGCGTTTAATCTATTAGACAATGCCCTTCCAGCGGGAGGTCGCACGACGGCTACAGAGATAAACCACCTTATTAACAGTTTAGAGAAGGTGTTGGCTGGAACTTATGCCATGCTTTCGAGTGAGTTTATGCGTCCATTGGTGCGTGTAATTATTAACCGTCTTGCGGAAGAGAAGAAGATTCCAGAGATACCGAAGGAAGTTAAGCTAATTATCAGCACAGGTGTCAGCAGTCTCGGCAGAGCATCAGACCTAGAGCGTCTACAACAGTTTGTTGGCATGGCGACGCAGATGACTCCAGAGGCTTATGGGCAAGTGGTCGATCAACGAGCTTTAATGCAAGCATTGGTTAGGGCAGTTGGTGTGGACAAGAACATATTGAAATCAGATGAGCAGCTCCAACAAGAGCAACAGCAAGCTATGATGGCTCAACAGCAACAACAACAACAAGAACAAGCCATGATGCAACAACAGCAGACTGGCAAAGTGATTGAGAAAGTTGCTCCACAATTAGTTCAACAAATGCAAGAGGCACAACCAAATGAGTGATAACTACAATGAGCATACAGGCTCGATAACCTTTACAGATAGCCCAGAGACAACAGCTTTTAGCGAAGCTGACGTTAAGTTCCTTGACGAACAGAACGCTGCTAGTAAGCCTAAAGATGAGAAAATCTTAGGCAAGTTTAATAGCCAGTCCGATTTAGAAGCCGCTTACAAAGAGTTGGAGAAGAAACTACATGAGCCATCTGACAATCAAGTTCAAGCTGACGATGATACACCTCCAGAACTACCTAGCGACGAAGTTAGCGAGCCTAGTGATGAAGAGGAGTCTGCCGTCGATGAGAAAGAGCAAAGCGATCCCTCCAGTAACGAGGCTAGAGAAGGCGTTGCTTCTGCTTTTGAGGCTATGCAAAAGGCTGGCGAAGTAACCGAAGAGGTTTACGAGAAGTTCGAGAAGGCTGGTGTGCCTAAAGAGCTTGTCGATCATGTCCAAGAGCTGGAGAACTACAAGCAAGCTAACGAGATGAAGTCGGTTACCGCGGATGTCGAGGACTACCCGGCACTACAGAAGTGGGCTGGCGACAACTTATCAGAATCAGAGATAAGTATTTTCGACAACATCGTCGAGAACGGAACGCTAGACGAGATGCGTTTCGCTGTGAACAACCTTAATGGACGTATGCAAGGAAACACAGCACCAAGGCAATCTAGGCTAGTTAAAGCTGACGCGATTGCACAAGCGGAGGGTGGCTATGAGTCGCAAGCACAAATGATTGCCGACATGGGCGACCCACGCTATAAGAAAGACCCAGCTTATCGAGCAGCAGTTGCTCGCAAGGCATCTAAATCAAACATCTAAATCAATGAATACTACAGTAAGCCTCTCCCTAGCCGTTACGACGGCCAGCGTGTTGAGACAACTTCGAGAGTGTGTTCATTTGTTTTTTAATTTCGAGATAGGCGTAAAAACCAATCTCACACATCGCCCTTTTAACAAGGGCAAAACTGTCTAACAACGGAGTTTATTATGGCAGACATGGGCGCACATTCGTATGGAGCAAATCACTTTTTAACCGTATATGGTGGAGAAGTAGTGCTTGCATATAACGAGACATCACAGCTAAAAGACCGCTTGATGAATCGCACAATCTCATCTGGTAAAAGCGCAAGCTTTCCAACATACGCAGTAGAAACTGCAAAGATGCACACACCTGGCGAAGATATTCTTGGCACAGTAACAGGTGATAACGCATCAACCGCTACTACTGGCGAAAAGACTATTGTAATAGATAAACTAATCTATGCAGCACAGCTTGTTGATGACCTCGATGAGATGAAGTCTCACTACGATATTCGTGGCTCACTAGCTACGCAGTCTGGGGCAGCACTTGCTATTCAGCATGATGCTTACCTATTGGCTGCTATGGCTAAAGATGCTACAACCACAGAGACTCTGGCTGCTGCTGCTGCTTACAGCGCAACGGCTCAGTTTGCTACTGATGCAGAATTACTAACAACAATCGAAAACTGTGCAACTAAGTTTGATAACTTGGCTGTTCCAGCTGGAGATCGTGGCTTAATTCTTCGTCCTTACGAGTTCTATCAACTACTAAATACTGACGCAGCTCTAGGGCGCGACTTTAATTCAAGTGGCGATCGCTCAAAAGGTCAGCAGTCATTCCATTACCTTGGCTTTGATATTATATCAATGAAGACCCAAGCTGATTACGGTGGTAAGAGCGCGGCACAGCAAAAGGCTGCTGCTGGTTTGCTTGACTTTGGTGGCGTAGATTCTACGACTGACCACTCATTCGATGGCTCACTTTGGTGGGCAACAGCATTCCACAAAGGAACTGCTGGAACAGTAACATTGAAGGGTGTAACAGCAGAGGCTAACTACATTCCAGAGCGCAACGCGACTCTGTTAAATACAAAAATGGCAATCGGCGTGGATTCAATCCGTCCCGATGGCTGTATTCTAATTGTAGCTAACGACTAAGTTGGCATAACTATTTGGGTGGGGTGCTTCGGCTCCCTGCCCTTCCTTTAACAAAAATTAAATTATGGCAATCAGAGCGCATACAACAGTATTCCAAGCAAACCGCGAAGATGATAGAGGTCGGTCAGTAAAGGCTGCCCACACCTATTCATTCGCAAGCGTCGCACAAAACGACTTCACTTATCCCATTAGCCTTGCAGGCGCAAAGTCAGTATGGGTTTCAAACACAACCGCACTTGAGGCGGCGGCGTTCTATATACCTCTTTATGAAGCTGGGGCAATAGATGTGGACACTGATCCCACAGCACTAATGTCTGCTAGTTTTGACCTTAACGGCACTCAAGAAAGGGCTGGTCTTGGTTTTGATATTGTAGCACCAAGCGCGTTAGGTGCGGGCTTTATCGGTGGTAACAATATGCCTCCAGCATTATCCGTCAAGCACTTAGGGTCTACAGGCTCAGTTATTCTAATACACATTACCTACTAGAATGGCTTTCCTAAACACGACAACAGAGCTAGAGGCAGTAAACACAATGTTGCAAACCATTGGGGAGTCGTCTGTAACAACTCTTAGCGGAACTTTACCTTACGAGGTAGCGGTCGCTGTTACAATCTTGAAAGAAGTTGCTCGTGAGATTTGCATGGATTCCTACGTCTTTAACACAGAGGAGGATAGGGTTTTAACCGCAGACGGTAGCACAGGAAAAATCTCAGCTATAACCCCAGAAGATTATGTTCAGATACGCAATCAAGGCTCTGGGGAGGACTATGTAATTCGTAGCGGTTTTGTTTATTCAATGAAGAACAAGACAAACGTATTTGCTGTTAGTTCGACAATAACTATAACAGGCGTTTTTCTGCTAGACTTCCTAGACTTGCCAGAGGCAGCAAAGCGTTACTGCGTTATCCGCGCAGCACGAACCTTTGCCGATCGCTTGGTTGGCTCAAAAGACATCCGCGCTTTTAGCGAGCGTGATGAGATGGAGGCTAAGGCTAAGTTGGCTGACTACGAGTTCGGCATAGACAGGATCAATATGTTAGGCGACAGCTCGACTGTGGCATTTTCCCTCGTCCGTCGTCCGTAATGGCTTATACACGCAAGAACATCAAGAATCTTACAGGCGGTGTTTCTCAGCAGCCAGACTCAGAGCGTTTTGATAATCAATGCACAGCGCAGACTAACTTCTCGGCTGACCCAATCAAGGGGCTGACTAAACGTACTGGCAGCAATTATGTGCAGTTGATAAATGATGGCGAAGCGTCGTTGCAACACGCTTCCAAGAACACGTTTACCCATGTAATCAATCGCAGTTCTGGCGAGCAGTTGATGCTTGTTATTGGCTACGATGGTGTAAGCGATGATGCTGAGCCAGACATTACATTGCTGAAGCTGAATACTGAGACAGATACGGCAGAGGTTATGACGTTGAATGCTGCTGACGGAACTACCGCCCTTGATGTCGCTGGTGGCGACTCGGACATTAACTACTTAGATGTAGCTAACAGCCACGACACGCACCCCTACTCAGCAGTAACCATAGCTGACTACACGTTCATAGCAAACAAGGACAAGATACCAGCGTTAAAGACGACCACCTCTGGCGGCACAGGGATGTATGAGCGCGATCACGTTAAGCGTGGGCTGATATTTATCCAAGAAGGCGCTTACGACTCTGAGTACACCATTAAGGCAACGGATTCAGAAGGTACGACTCGTTTAATTAGGGCAAGAACCACAAATGCTGGCCAAGGCTCTTCTGGCGGGGCTTCTGGCAATACTGGCGCGATGGACGCTAACTCGGACTTAATCGCTGGTTCACTGCACAAGTCTCTTGAGGCGGGTACAAACGCTGAAACCAACGTAGCCTTTACGACATCAAGCTCTTCAACCTATACTGACGCAAGCACAAACATTCGTTACACATGGTCAGACGACAGCTCTGACTTTATCTTTAACAAAGCAGTCGGTGGCAGCAACTATGATGGAGGCAATGTAGCCTTTACAGGACAGCCAACAGACGCGGACAAGATTACTATTACAGGTTGTGATGGATCGAACACCGTAAAAGTCTTTGAGTTTGACAGCAATAGCTCTGTCGCTGGAGGAAGTGCTACTGTAACTATAGGAACTACGTTGTTGGACACAATGGAAAACCTTGTTACAGCGATAAATGCCTTAACCGCGACGCTCAGTTTAAGCGCACATCTTGTATATGATGAAACCGAATCTGTATACAAAGTGTTTGTCCACTCCACTCGTGAAGGGTCTGTCCATGCAAGCGCAATAGCTGGCAACATGGTTGAGACTACAGATGATGGCGGCGTAATGACTGTTACAGCGATAGCTGGAGCGCATGGAACTCCGGGTAGCTCTGCCGCCCCTGTCAGAAACCAAATACATTTCCAACGCCAAATAGCCAAGACAGGCGGAGACACAATAGGCTCTGTTATCACTTGGTATGCTAGTTACGCGACAAAGGCGGAGGCAGACGCATCCCCTATTAACATTGAGATAACTGACAGCTACGGTAACACTATGGCTTCGTCTTACACAGATGTCCTAGACAACTTGAAAGCGTTGCCGAAGATTGCGCCAAACAACTATGTGTTGAAGATAGAGGGCAACGAAGAGACTGATACCGACGACTACTATGTTAAGTTTACTGCTGACGATGAGAACGCTACTACAAACGAGTTCGGTAGCGGCAAGTGGAAAGAGGATATGGCTATCGGTGTTCAGTATCAGATAGACGAAACCACAATGCCTCATCAGCTTGTCAAGGTAGACGACACCACCTACAAGTTTCAGCCAGCCACATGGAGTGATAAAAAGGTTGGCGACGCAGCACTAGATCCAGCCCCTTCATTTATTGGCAAGTCGATTAACGACATATTCTTCTACAAGTCTAGGATGGGATTGCTTGCTGGAGAGAGCGTTATTCTTTCAGAGGTAGACGACGCGGAGAACTTCTGGAGGTCATCGGTTGCAAACTCCATAGACTCAGACCGCATTGACATCTCCTCATCTGTGAATGAGATTACATATCTTAACTGGGCTATTCCTTTTGCGAATCAGCTCGTTATATTTTCAGACAGAGCGCAGTTTCTAGTTACACAGGGCAATCAAGGTTTAACGCCATCAACGGCAGCCTTGTCTCTTGGCAGCAGTTATGAGAACAGCACGATCGCTCGACCAGTAGTAAACGACAACACGATAGTCTTTGCTCAAGAAAAGTCTGGGGCATCGGCTCTTTACGAGATGTACCCTACAGGGAATACTGAGCTTAGCTTTGAGGCGACAAACATCTCAGAGCATATACCTAGCTACATTAGTGGCAAGATTGTCAAGATAGAGGCTTCTTCGTTAGCTTCAACGGTTGTTGTGCAGACAGATACAGGCGACAATACGCTCTATATCTATAGATACTACAACCAAGCCAAAAAGCGCGTACAGTCTGCTTGGTCTAAATATGAGCTTGCCTCCGATTACATCAAGGGTGGACACTTCATATCAGACAAGTTCCACATCATTGAGGGGCATCACGACGGAAGTAGCACTACGGTTGGCGACTGTCATTGGATACTAACCTACATGAAGTTTGACAATACCGATAGTCTTACTAACTCGGTGGACTTGTACTTCAACGCTCCGGGCGGTAGCGTAACGAATAGTGGTTCTGACACGCTTGTCGCTATGGACAACGACTTTGACATAAGGGATAATACAGCTCGAAAAGCAAAGATAGTTGCCTTCAACAAAACGGACAATACGTTATATACAGTTGCTGACTCTGGGGCTACCGATGTAGTTACCTTAACAGGGGTCAATCTTGCTGGCAATACCAACATAGTGGTCGGCTTAAAGTTCACAGCATCGTACGAGTTCAGCAAGCAATACATTAAGCGTGGCTCTGCTGACGGCAAAGAGACAGCAATTACAGACGGTAGAACGACAAACAAGTGGGTTGAGGTTTTCTTTAACGATACCCAGCACTTGACGGCGACTGTCTCGTTCCCGACCGAAAGCAGCTTTAGAGCCTCGTCGGTTAAAACCTACACAGGCTCATTTGCTGGTGGCGGAGTTATAGGCGACCAGCCATCTGAGACATCATCTTTGCGCACATCGGTTGCAGCAAGAAATGACTTGCCGACTATCACACTTAGCTCAGCAACACATCAAACGGTTACGATAACAGGCGCAGCTTTTGAGCTGATGCACACATCTAGGGCATCGAGAACAAATTAGTGAGGCTGCATATCAACCCTAACCCATCATTCCAAGAGGCGAGCCAAGTCGGACGCGAACTAAGAGATCAAGAATATGAGCCTCTGAACGAGCTTGGTCTGTCGCCAGCAGATAGCTGCATGGCTGGGATAAGGAAATCTGAGTATGTGTTTACCATTAACACCGACGACGGCGACCCGATCGCTCTTATCGGTTTGGTTGAACACCACGAAGAGGAGGACACAGGGATTGTTTGGTCGATGTCTACTAACCGCGTGGCAGAGTACCCTATTGCTTTCGTGAGAGCCATAAGAGACTTGATAGAAGAGTACGGTGGCTTGTACTCACGTTTAATTTCATTCGCGCTGTCTGACAATCCAAGACACCAGCGTTTCCATACTGTTTTAGGCATGATACCTACAGGGCAAGAAGTGCCTATTCCCCACACGCCTTTAACCTACAAAGCCTACGAGCTGATAACAGCCAAAGGGCTGAACAAACTATATTATGAGCAATCCTAATCAAGCAGCCTTCGTTTTGACAAACACTAAATTAGCCATGAGTATTGCTGTGCCTTTCATAGCGGTGGTGGGCTTCTTCTTCTCGTTAAAGGCGGCGACAGAATACAACAACGAACGGATTGCAACAAACATCATTGAGCTAGACAGGCTTGAGGCTCGCATGGAGCGCTTGGATGACATGATGGTGGAGAACAACACGAACATTAAACTTATGCAAAAAGACATAACAATAATCATTGAGCAAATGAAGGGGTCGAAGTAATGGCTGGCTTTGGAGAAATATTCCAGACATCTGGTCAAGAGCATTTTATGAATGCGGTTGGCGCACCTATAGGAAAGCCGACAGGCGAGTCTTTCGGTAGAAGTATGTTTAATGTTGTAGCAACCCCAGACTCGCCTAGCGCGACAAGCGATGCTCAAGGTAATACTCCGTCGAGTGGGCTGGATTTGGAATCACGACAAACGATGGGCGCGGTAATGGGAACTGCTCAAGCTTTAAGTGGCTTGATGGGGCAGTTCGATGCTGTTAAGAATCAGCGGTCAGCACTAAAGATAAAGCAGATACAGAACCGTATCAACGCTAGGTTCGCCAAGGCAAACTTCGAGAGGAAGATGACAGGCTTGTTCCAAGCACACCGCGACCTAGAAGAGCAGTCAATGCAACAGCACACCCAACGCGAATCAGCCTACCAACAGAAGATGGGTAGCATGAAGGTAATACAGGCAGAGCGAGGCATGGCTGGAACATCCGCTACCGAGACTAAAGATTCTTTAACTCGAAGCAACCTACTGGCAGAACAGGTAATGCTAGGCAATATGAAGAAGGCTCAACGCTCTTTGATGTATCAGCGTGAGGGCATAGCAGATCAACGACTAGCCGAGGAGCTAGGATTCGATATGTCCAATGCAAACATAGCGTCTCAGATGCAAACACCAGCTTGGGCGCAACTATTAGCTGGCGCACCAGACCTTGCGATAGGCGGTTTCAATACTTACTTTAACTTCGTGCGTGATACAGGGAGAAGCGACAGCGTAACATAATGGCAAGCAACTTAATACCAGAGCCTAACATACAGGCAACCAATATCCCAACAGGCGGTGGCGCACAGGTCAGCTTTGACTTTGCAGCCCCTAGTAACACCTTTGCTAATCTTTCTAAGACGATCGCTGGTGCAGCTCAGACAATGGTTAATTTCAACCAGCTAGAGGAAAACGAGCGTAAGAGCAAAGAGGCGTGGCAAGAGCAGTTGG